GACGTTGGCGGATACTTTGAAAGTCATGTCCCCGGTGTGGGCAAGGGTGCCGTCTATCGGCTTGCGGGTGGAGTGTCGGCCCTCCTCTTCGAGATAGGGGACGAGCCAGAGAAGACAGAAGTTCCCGCATCTATTGACAATGACAACAGAATCAGGGCGGCGTGCATCGGCGTCAAGGATGAGTATTTCCTTACCGAGAGAGCTTGCTGGCGCTGGGACATGGATGATGGCGGACATTCCTTCGTCTTCGGCGGACGCGGGGACTCAGGGCTCCTGGACTTCCCCGGCGCGGGGTCTGATACGCGCGTTCTTACCGAAACATCTCACGACGTACTCCCCACCGGGGGCATCATCACACACGTTGGAGAGTACACGATCCACACCTTTATAGACACGGGAGTACTGGTGTGTCCTCCGCGTGTCGATAAGTACGGCAACCTGCTCTCTCCCATAGCCGCAGAGGTTCTTGTGGTTGCGGGCGGCGGTGGCGGCTCCTCGGGCGGCGGCGGCGGCGGCGGTGTCCTGGCGGGACTAGAGACACTTAGTGGAAGTATGGCCGTAACTGTTGGCGCGGGCGGCGGGCAGGGAATTGTGGGCGGAGCGGGCGCAACAAATGGTGGGCTCGGAGGAGACTCCATCTTCGGTTCAAAGACCGCCAAGGGCGGCGGTGGCGGGGGTAAGTTCGAAACAGCTGGTCAGGCCGGTGGTTCCGGTGGTGGTGGTGGCGTAAATGGCAACAGTGTTACGGCTGGCGGCGCTGGTACCGATGGTCATGGCTTCGGCGGAGGTAGTTCGGGCAGCACAATCGCCCCGTATCCTGCGGGCGGCGGCGGCGGCAAGGGTGCACCCGGAGAAAGAGGGTGGTCAACCTAATGTCAGTAACGGTAACCAGAACAGCCACCGCGACTACATGCTCGGAGAGGTGGACCAACTTCAATGCCAGCTTCCTTCAGTATTGGGACTCTTATCTTGCCATATTGAGGCTTCAGGCAAACGATTCAGAGAAGTGGGGGTATGCTTCAGGCTACGGCTTCTCCATACCGGCCGATGCCACCATTACAAATATTAGTACAGCTGCTTTTTGGTGGGGAAGTCACGCCGGTAGCTATGTATGGCTCGAACAAAATGGCGTCAGGGTGGCCTACGATACGGGGGCCGTGTCTGGGCGCTGGATGACTGGCGGCATGCCCCTGGCGGGCGTCACCCCCGCAATGGTCAACCAGCCGGCGTGGTCCTCGATGGTGTACATCGGCAGAACTACCGGAGCGGCGGTCAACGTCAATATCGACCAGATAACGTGCAGCATAACGTATGAGCCCGCATACGTCGCCCCACCTGCCCCGCCGCCCCCCCCGGAGGCTCCGGATCAGACAACGGTTCCCATACTATCCACCCAAGCCTGCGACTACGCTTGGTCCACCCGCCTGAGGTGCAATGGCACCATAGTCTCTGACGGCGGCAGGGCTATCCAGGACCACGGCTTTTGTGTACACCAATGGCCGGCATCCCAGCAGGGAACTGTCGGGGTGGCTGGCGGCGCGGTGGGAGCGTTCAGCCTCATCATGGAGAGACTGTTCCCGAGCACCAGCTACTATATCAGGGCCTACGCTGGCAACGTAAACGGATATGGATTTTCACCCTGGGAGGCCGTCGCCAGCACGGAGGCACAGAAAGCCGGTAATGGCGGGACGGGACTGGTTAGCAGTATCTCGGGTCAGTCGACGGGTTACGCGGGTGGTGGCGGTGGCGGCATGTATTCCACGGGTACCCCCGGTGGGGCAGGATACGGTGGAGGCGGGGGGATATCGGGTGGAGGTTGGGGCGGTTTTGGCATCATCAACACTGGTGGTGGTGGTGGTGGTGCAGGTGAAGGCGGCTGGGGCGGCGCAGGCGGCAGGGGCGTTGTTGTCATACGCTATAAGACCGCCAATGCTGTTTCGACTTCCCCGTCACTATCTACGTCCATCTTCCGTCCGTCTATCGCTTATCGCGGAGGCAAATTGTTTGCCCCCTACTCCAGGGGTGAGGACGCTAAGATTCTCACCATTACGGGGAACACTCTGGCCAACCCCACCATTGTCACCACATCAGCAGCTCACGGCATACTGGCGGCTACAGCTCAGGTCGTGGTCATCACGGGGAGCAACTCCAACCCGACCATCAACGGCTCCTATGTAGCAACGAGAATAGATGATACTCACTTCTCTATCCCCGTCAACGTGACTACTGCCGGAACGGCGGGTTTACTTCTCTACAACCACAGCGTCGGATGGGCACTCACCGCCGGCGGTTGCAACAACGTCGGTTGGCTTACGCAGTCACCCACCACATTCCACACCGGCACGATGAAGAAGGACTACAGGTATGCCTCGGTGTCGCATGACCTATTGCCTGACGGTGCCACCATCAGGCCACTGAGCTGGCTGATAGATGGCGAGTACGGCACGGCGGATGGGGTTGCCTTCAGTCCGCATGAAACACGCTTCCCCATAAACCAGCAGGGCTACTCCATCCAGACGACTATGGGAATGACCCCCGACTACACTCACTCCGTCTCCCCCGTGACGAGGGGTACTGTCGTCATCTGGGACTTCGTAAAGACCCCCAAGCACACATACAACCTCGACTGTCGGACGGGAGCGGGTAATGGAAGCTGGCGTGAAAATCCAGAGGAGGCTATTGCCGCTCTGTTCCAAGCCGCTGACACCCGGTCCACCTTTGAGGATAGATACAACGGGGTGTATACTGGCATCATGGATGGGATAGAGTTCAAGCAAGCTGCTAGATCACTGAAGGAAGGCCCCTCGGGCCTAGTCAAGATAACAGTTCGTGAAGTAGAATGAAGGGAAACGATGAGCGAGTGGACCGTTGACACACTGAAGGAGCATATTGAGACCCTCTTCGCAGCAGAAGGTGAAGCTACGGGGATCGCCATGTCGGCAGCGACGAAAGCGGTTGACAAGGCAGAACGCCTTGCGGCCGAGCGCTCAGAGAACCAGGACAAGCTCGCCTCCGAACGTTCTCACCAGCAGAACGAGTGGCGGTCTGCGCTGAGTGATTTGAGCGCCACAAAGATTTCCCGTGGGGAGTACGACATCGCTCATCAGGTGATGGTCGAGAAGATCGGCCTTCTCGCTTCGCGCCTTGACACACACGGCGGTGAGAAAAAGGGCGCCAGCTCAACCTCTGCGTGGGGTCTTGCGATTCTTATGGCCATCTTCGCTGCCGTCCCGACCATCATTCTGCTCGCCCGCTGAGGGTTGCCAGGTCCGCAATTAGTGATAGAATAAGAACAGGTCAACAGGGAGAGGATATGAATGACGGTGACGACACGCTGCGTCAGCTGCGCGAGCTGGAAGAGAGTACAGACTGGGAGTTGTCTGGGGACGTGCTTGCTGTCAACGACCCAGAAGGAGAAGACTCTAGCGTGGCAATTCTGCCCAGACCAGACGAGGGCTCGGGACTTGACTCAGGAGAAGAGATGAACGACATCCTAAGCTGCGTGCTGGATATGGTAGCGAACAAGGACGTGGTAGACATCCTGGTGATAGTGAACATGGTAGATGACGATCAGACAGTACTCACCACTCTGGATAGAAACGATATCATCATAGGCACGCTTGAAACAGCAAAAATGAACTGGTTTGCTACCCAAGTTGACCTACAGAACATGGAAGATGTAGAGGGAGGTGAAGTATGAAGGCTATTACAAGCTATCTATCTGGCAAAAAGACCTACATCATTGCCGTGGCGTCCATTGTCTACGGTGTGCTGGCCTACGAGAAGGTCCTACCGAACCCGGATCACCTGGCCCTTCTGATTGTTCAGATAGGAGCCTTGGCCATGGGTTTCCGCTCTGCTCTGGATAAGTTCATTGAGATTCTCAGCGCCAAGGCGTAGGAGCGCAGGACAATTCTAATCGCCTACCGGGGCTGGCGCGGTAGCCCCTGCCCTTAACCACTGTTCTCTGCTCTTGCTCTTGTTCTTATCTCTTTCTTATGGGATGTAGAATAGATCAAGAGCAGAGCTTTTTCAATAAAGACGAAAGTTTTTCCCTCGACCCCTTGTCAGCCCCGGCGACGGTGCTAGACTGATTACATCGGCCGCCGCCTCGGGGTAGCTTCCCTAGAAGCCAGCGGGTCGGGGGTCGATCTTGTGGGGTGTTGGCGTTGGAGCGGAGACTGCCTAGCTGCGACTTCCTGACCTTTGCCGCCACCCCACCCACCTTACCCAAGGAGGCCCATGACAGTCCAGCCCACTAACGTCGCTACGAAGTGCCCGTATTGCCGTACACCCATGACCCGGTATCCGGGTTACATGTCTGTATTTCTTGATGAGAAGCACAGATTCTCCACCCTAGAGGCGGCGTGCTTTTTGAACTGCCCCAATTGTCAGCCCAAGCTAGAGTACGAAGACAGATACGAGGAGGAATAGATGCCATTCGCAGTTATCAAAATCGCCAACATCGACAAGCGCGAGGCTGGGTACATCCACTTCAAGTGCTCGGCTCAGAAGAATTGGAACTGTAATAAGCAGGAGCTTATTGCGGACCTCGCTGCTGGCGAGCGTTACAAGATCGACTACGCAGAGACGGCCCCCACGGGCGACCACAAGTACGGAAGCAAGTACGTGAACCGCGCCCGCCCCTGGCAGCCAGAGGACGGCGACAACACGTGGCCAGACAAGGCCGCCTATCAGGGCGGCGGCAATCAGGCTTCAGGAGGTAACGTGAGTAAGGACTTTGACACCGAAACCAGCAAGCGTCAGACGGCGGCCAACTGTGCCGGCACCATTTATGCCAACTGCATGCAGGGTGGCGGAGCCATCAATCTGGACGAGTTCGCTGTCACCTTCCCGGTGCTGGCAGAGGTGGTCCTGAAGTTCGTGGATTCTAAAGGGAATGTCAGTGACGTGGCTGGTGCAGGAAGCGCGCCGGTTGATGAATTCGACAACAGCTTTTGATGAAGAACCTGAAGCTACCCAAGGACCCGCTGGACATACGCAACCTGCCTGCCCTCTTCCCAAAAAAGGCAAAGGAGGGCAAGGGAAAGATGGATTACACCTCTTCTGACCTCGCATTTCCCAAGCCCGCGAAGAAAAAGAAGAAGTCGCGATGGGGGAAGAAGTGATGGGCATTTTCACCGACTCCTATCCGGGCGACAGGGAGCAGCAGAAAGACGCACAGATTGCCACGCTGAAAGACGAGGTGGGGGACGAGTGGGCGAGAGCTGAACAGGCCATGTTTGAACGTGACGAGGCCCGCCGCGATGCCAACATCTCGTCTGACAACTGCAACACGGCCGAAATGGCCGCGAACACCTTGCAAGTCGAGCTGGTGCAGGAAAGAGAAGACGCTCGACTCTACAACGTGGCTCGCAAGGAGGCGCTGGCTGAGCGGGACGATCTCATGGGCCAGCGTGACGGTTGGTACAGGACAATCCACCGGCTAGAGGCCGAGTTGGCAGACACCAAGAAGATCAGCGACAAGTGGCGCGACCTGTACTGGGAGGAGTTCGAGGAGTTGGCAGCCCTGAAGGCGCAGCTACGCGAGGGGCGCAGTCATTGCAGATGTTCCTATCCAGATTATGGCCACTTCGACACGGCGCGAGGGGGATGAGTTGAATCTCGGAGAGATGTATGCCAAGCATGTGAAGGGCGAGCACAAGGAACGCGATCCCCTTCGCCTCTTTGTTAGCGACGTGGGCAAGTGTCCACGCCAGGTGGCCTACCGGCTGCTGGAAACCACGAAGGACCCCGTGTCCGACCAGACCCTCATCAATAAACAGATCATGTTCGACATTGCAGAGCACTTGGAAGCTACGCTGTGGAAGGCCCTCAAGAGCGCGGACCTTGGCATCGCCTATCAGTTCCCGGTGGATATGTACGATCGTGTGAACTGGGGTGGTCGCGGGGACATCATTGCGGCGTATGGGGGCATGCGGGTGATTGAGGTAAAGAGCCTGTACCCTGGTGCATTCAAGCATGAAATCTTCTACCCGCAGCACCGCCACCAGGGCGACATCTACGACCACTACTGTGCGGAAGAGTGGGGACTGGACACCTGTCCCTTGCTCCTCTATCTAGACAGGGGTGGCATGAACACTCCAGTTGAGCAGGATGTCCGTATGCCCTGGGAGCGCAGCTGTGCCCTCATGGACGAGATGGATGCCATGCGTACCGCACTACCCACCATACCAGACAGACTGGAGCATGTTTTGGTGGAGAGAAGTTGGGCGAAGGAGCTAACATACGAGCCCGACTGGCACTGTAGCAGGTGCGACTACGCCTGGACCTGTGAGCAGAGCATGAGCAAGTCGGTGTGGGCGGTAAGGAGTGACAAGAACTCTCCATGGGTAGTGAAGAAGGCTGCCGACTGGGATGTTCTGAGCAAGTATGCCGCGAGCAAGACCAATCAAGTCTTCAAGGGAGTGTGAGTGAATGACGACCCCCAAGATATTACTCTACGACTTGGAGGTTACCCCCATTCTGGGGTGGACCTACAAGATGTGGGACACAAACATCATCCGCATTGAGCGAGACTCATACATTATGTGCTTCTCGTACCAGTGGTATGGCGACAGGAAGATAAGAAACGTGGCCCAGCCCGACTATTCCAACCTGTACGAACTCTACCCCTACGATGATTCCTCCGTTGTGTCCGATTTGTGGGAACTGATGGACGAGGCGGACATTGTGGTGGCGCACAACGCCAACAGGTTTGACAACCGCATAGCCACCGCAAGATTCCTTGCGCACAACTTTGGTCCTCCCTCCCCGTACAAGAGCGTGGACACCCTCATGTCTGCTAGAAGATATTTTAGGATGGCGTCCAACTCCCTGAACGACCTTTGTGAGAAGCTCGAACTTGGGAGCAAGCCAAAGGATACACATGGCAAGCTGTGGCGCGATTGCGTAGACGGAGACATGAGTGCGTGGGGGAAGATGAAGAGGTACAACAACCAGGACGTGATGTTGCTGTCAGAACTGTACGGTCTACTGCGTCCCTTTATTACCTCACACCCGAATCTCGGGGGTCTGGTTGGAGAAGAGGATGCCTGCCCAAGGTGCGGCTCTGTAGGTAAGTCTCTACAGCGCAGGGGATTCGCCCACACGGCAACCTGTACCTATCAACGCTATGTGTGCAATGAGTGTGGCGCGTGGAGTCGCTCGCGTAAATCGGAGCCCGCTCACCCTACGCTGGTGAGCGCATGACGAAGGACACCAGGAGCGCAGTCGATACTTATCGGCAAGCCAGAACGCGCATACAACAGGAGCTTTGCTCGGGGTACCACGCCGTTCTATATGCCGACGACGCCCTTGCCGAGCTGGAGGCCGAGCTATGGCTTGTGAACGCTGTGAACGCGACCTTTCGGCACGACTTGGAGCAGGCCGAGGCCACTATCGAGGAACTAGACATCTGCTACCGGCGCGAGATAGACGACCACAACAAAACCAAGGATGAGCTGATGCGAGTCAAGCTGAAGCTGATATTCGTAGAGGAGTGGTTTGACAACATTCTCCCCAACGACTATGACCTCTGCATGAAACGCTGGGCCGAGAGGGAGCAGTCATGAGCGTCGTTTACGACCACGAGCATGTATTTTGGCTGATAGCAAAGACGTTCAACACCACTGAGAGTGGTGGGATTATGGAGTACATCGAGGACCTGGAGGCGTGGGGCGCCGAACTGTTGAAGCAGAGTGAGATTCTCTCTACGACAAGGCGTCTGGTCGAGGCTCAGCTGGAGGAATTGCAGATGGAGCATGATGACCTACGTGTCGAGTATCACGCCCTGAGGTCTGATGTCCGACTGGAAAAGTGGTTCGCCTGTGGTGATGAGTCTTGACTGTGATGCACACTCCGCCACAGAACAAGGACGCGGAGCAGTCGCTGTTGGGGGCCATGCTTCAGAGCCCCTCGACGGTTATACCGGCAGTACAGGAACTGGTGGATTCCGCTGACTTCTACACAGAGAAGCACGGTAACCTGTACGCACAGATGCTGAAGATGTGGGTGGATGATGAGTCCAGTGTGGACGTTGTAACTCTCGCCGCTCTACACCCAGACGACCACGACCTCATCTGGGCGCTTGAGGAGTGCTGCCCATCGGCAGCCAATTGTCAGCACTATGCCGCAATTGTCCACGGTGATGCAGTGGCACGCTCTCTCGTGAGGGTGGGCCAGGAAATAGCGGAGATGGGATATGAAGATAGCAATGTTGAGACAAGCAAGCTCATCGACGCAGCCGAGCACAAGCTCATGGGTCTTCGACCACAGTCCGCTCGCGACGTACACGGTGCGGGAAGTCTGGGTCGTTCGGTCCTTGCAAACATTGAGTCCGGTGTCAAGCCCGAAATGGTCAGCACGGGATTCAGGAGCATTGACCAGTACGCTCAGGGTCTACACGCCGGCGCGCTTACTATTATCGGTGCACGTCCGGGCGTCGGAAAGACTTGCATCGGACTATCCGTGGCGCACCGTGTCAGTAAGAATGACGCGGTACTATTCTTCTCGATGGAGATGCGGGCGGAAGAACTTATGGAGCGCCTGCTTGCCAACGTGTCGTGCACATCACTTACACACATACGGGAGAGGAGTCTCACTCCGGATGAGCTAGCGAGTCTGTACAGGGCGCAGGCCGAGATAGAGGAGCTGAACTTGCAGTTCATTGACAACACGTCCATGACCCTCCTGTCCCTGAAGAGCAAGGTGAGGAAGTACGTGAAGTCTCATGATGTGAAGCTGGTGGTGGTGGACTACCTACAGCTGATGAGAATGGGTACACGTTGCGAGAACAGGCGTGAGGAAGTCAGCGAGATGTCAAGAGAGTTGAAGGGGCTCGCCATGGAGTGCGGCATTGCCATCATGGCACTCTCGCAACTGAATCGAGTCTCCACCTTCGACGGCACCAAGGTTGACATCAGTCAACTGAAGGAGTCGGGTAGCCTGGAACAGGACGCCGATTGTGTATGGCTTCTCTCGTGGCCGAAAGAGGACAACGGGCAGAGGTTCGTAACGGTAGACATTGCCAAGAATAGGAACGGTCCCCTCGGGGCAGTTGACCTCGTGTGGATGCCTCAGTTTCAAAGATACGAGGAGTAGATATGAAGAAGCTAACGCTGGAGGAACGCATAGAACAGCTTGAGGAGCAGTGTCTAGACCAGCTATGCTGGATGTGCCACCGAGAGCTGAGAGATAACGAGCACCACGGTAGTTGCGACCGCTGTAGGCACGGAGAATTGGAGGACGAGGGATGAAGGCGAAGAAAGCAGTGCGCTATCTGAAGTGTCCGAAGTGCAAGGGGCACGATTTCCACTACATGCCCGTAGCTAGCCCCACCGGCAGCACCTACAGGTGTACAGCCTGTGGTTTCCAGTTGAAGGTGTAGGTATGAGCGATCACAAGGTAGAGATATTTCGTACCGAGTACTTGTTGATAACCCGATGGGCGGTCCACATTGACTGGCCCTATGGACCCATAGCACTCACCCAGACCCGTTGGGGGGCCTACCGTAAGGCCCGGAGAATGCTTAGGGAGATGGATGAGCCGCGCGAAATCTATTTTGTTCCCAGAAACGAGGAGCACTCATGAGAAAGTTTCCATACAAGGGCGACTGGCGCGTCAAAGAGTACAAGCCCTACACGGAGGAGTTAGAGGCAGAGAATCGAAGGCTACAGGTCGGGTGGGACATGGCCGAGCTGGCGGTTTACATGAAGAACGCTCGCATTGCCGAGCTGCAAGAGCAGCTAGACAAGCAGACGGTGTGCGCACCAACGGCACCGCCGCCCTCCCCATTCTGGGAGCAGGGTTCCTCGTACATGGACGCGACCCGGCAGCTGTGGGGTGGTATCAACATTTCCAGATGGCCGTGAAACCCGTCTACAAGGTGACACTCACACTGCCCCCCTCATCTAACCACATCTATGTTCGTCGCACCAAGACCTACTACAAGAACGGGAAGAAGTGCAGGCGCGTGATGAATGTGCTGACGGACAGGGCTCAGGCGTGGATGGAGTACGCCGGGGACAAGGCGCTGGATGCTATGGATGAGTGCGGGTGGTTCTGTCTGGATGAGAAGGCCATCGTTGAGATGCGGGTTTACTGGCCCGACAGGAGAAGGCGAGATGCACACAATCTTACCAAGCTGCTATGCGATGCCCTGGAGGGTAAGGTATGCGAGGACGACAAGTGGATGCTGGTGCGGATCATGGACTTCGAGCTGGACAGAGAGCACCCCAGGGTGGAAGTGTTGGCCTACCCACGCCTCTCCGTATAGACCAAGCCCTAACAGAGTATGTCATAGCTCGTGAGCGTTATTTATGGAACAGTTTGTTTGACAAGATAGACATAGGTGAGGATGAGTGATGGTGAACTTTGCAGAACACGGCGCGTTGTCAGTGGAGACGCCGTTTGTTTCCTTTGGCAAGATTCCGAGATTGTCTCGGGACATGATTATCACCGAGAAGATAGACGGCACGAACGCACAGATATACAACGGGGACGACGGGGAGTTCCTCGTCGGCAGTAGAAAACGCTGGATCGCCCCGGGCAACGACAACATGGGCTTCGCGAAGTGGGCCTACGAGCACAAGGAAGAGCTGCAAACGCTGGGACGTGGCCACCACTTCGGTGAGTGGTGGGGACTGGGCATCAACAGGAACTATGGCCTGGGACACAAGGAGTTCTCCATGTTCAACGTCATCCGGTGGTGTGAGCATGGCACCGAGCCTCAGCGCATCATCACTGGCGACCCAACACAAGAGAAATATCAGGAGGTACTGCCGCCGTGTGTGAACCTCGTGCCACTGCTGTACAGGGGTCCCTTCAATCTGGAGGTGGTGGAGTGCGTGCTGGACAGTCTTGAGGCGCAGGGCAGTGCCGCCGTCGCCCATCCCACCTTCATGAACCCAGAGGGCGTCGTCGTGTACCACGTAGCTGGTGGAAACATGTTCAAGAAAACGCTGGGCAACGACGGCGCAAAGGGGGCGAAGAATGGGGGAAAGGATTACATTGGATGATGTGAATGCTATGAAGCTGACGCCAGCCAGTCGGGAGAAGTTTCTGGAGTGGGTCCATATTGATGCGCTTAGGAAGGCATACATAGCGTCCGCCAGGGCCGAGGTGGCTCGGGATGAGTGAGAACTCGAAGTGGTTCTGGAATGACTACCACCAGGACGAGAATACGATAGAGGTAGGGTATGTAAAGGAGCTGGAGGCGGAGGTGGCCCGGCTGAAGGTGGAGGTTGAGGACGTAAGGTGGGGGTACAAAGAATTGCAAGCCACCATCCGTGACTTCATCGAAAACGTCAATGAGTCGTGCTAATGGGCACAAGTCCATCCGCAACAGGAGACTCACTCGAAGCTGGGAGTGCTTGCTCTGTGGAAGAAGTGGTTGCGACCCCCATCACTGGCCCGTTCGTGTATCTCATGGGGCGTCGGATGGGCTGGATGAGATGGTGCCCCTTTGTCGCATCGACCACGATTGTGTGCACGATGGGGACACCAGCAAAATTGCCGCCCTGTGTGAGGTCGGACCTTTCCACATGTGGATGGTTAGGTTCTACTATCCGGGGCGGTGCAGGAATGACGGACCACCCTACAAAGGAGAAGGAAAATGACGAGTAACGCAATAGGTCCCTATCTCACTCCACTTGAGGCCACGCGGGCCTCGATGGACGAGACGGACAAGGCGCTGGGGGCTGTAGTCAGCTTCCTGTATGCCCTCTATCAAGAGAAGCGCGTGCTGCGGACGTTGATACGCAGCTCGGAAGACGATGAGGAGATTGGGGAAATGGAGTACGAGATGAAGATGATACGGGGAGAGGAGTCTTCCCTGCATCGCATCGAGTCCGGACTGCAATCAAGACTCTCTGCGGCAAGGGCTGGTGTGTGATGGGGGGCGGAATATTTATTGGGGATGCAGTGTCTACTACCGAATTCATTCCTCCGCACGCACTACTGGGCGACTTCCACCAGGTCCTGTCCTATCTGGTGGATGATGACAGGATAGAGCCCCAGCAGATCGTTGATGCTCTGGCCTCCATCGCCTCCGTCATCAACACCCTGGGTCCACCCCAGATTATTATGAGAAACACCGACCTAGGACCACTGAAATGAAGGAAGCACTGCCGCAGGGTAAGATATACGACTTTTGCTTTTACACCCGCATGGATGGGTGGATAAAAACATCTCGCTTCGCCATTGATGCCAGTGATGTTATGGGAGACATGTGTCGCGTACTCTTTGTGGAGGATGTCGGGCAGCAGAGTGGTGGGGCTATGTTTGCACTACCCAGAAGGAGACTGATGGAGATGGTAGAAATGATGGTGAAAGATGGACGCTGACGTGCACGGCGGAACACCGCCCCAATTATGGATGCAGTTCACCGCCAAGGCGAAGACCGTGCTGTGGCGTGGTCTTCTCCGTGATCAGGTGAGAATAGCGAGACTCTGCCGGCAAGTCGAAAGACTCAGCTGGATGGTAGAATACATGGATGATTGCAACCGAGCAGACCAATGCCACGTCGGGCTAGCTCTTGTCACACTGGAAGGAGCTGAGGAGGAATGGAAGAGCAGGTAACCCCCAATCCCGGAAGTCCCATTGCCGTCGCGGGGGGCTGTACGTGTGCGATAGGAGACAACGGTCATGGAGCGGGGTTCCGCTATGGAGGAAGCAGCTCCGTCTGCTTCTGGATCAGTGATGACTGTCCGATACACGGAGAGGATGATTATGCGAAAGACAGCTGTATCTAAGAAGACGACCAAGGTTCCCTCGGGTTACATCGTTGAGGACTTCACGTCGGGAGGGTACGGCAACCTCCTGGAGGAGCGCCTCACCGCCGCCGAAGCTATCCGACACTTCTGTGTGGAGTGTCAGGGTGGTCACTACTTCGACTGGCGCAACGGTGATGGCTCGATCATCAAGAAGAGCGTATCATCTGAGCCGGTTGAGGCTTGCCCGTCTACCACATGCTGGCTGTACCCGAACCGCATGGGTCACCGCGCAGCCGCTCGCGCGAAATAAAAAAAGGGGGAGTCACCCGCGTGAATTTGCGGATGACTCCCCTAAAAAAAGTATGATATAATGTAAGTATGAGCTACTACAGTGACAACCGGGACCGACTGCTGGCCTACCAGCACGCCTACTACGCTGCAAATCAGGAGGCTAGGCAGGACTATCAACGTGAGTATGCCCGTGACCACCCTCTCACCACGGAGCAACGTCGGGCAAAGCGATGGAAACGCAGGAGCGGCGGGGACGATAGGTTCTCCCCCAAGGACATCCGCGCACAGATAGAGCTGCAACAGGGACTGTGTAGGTTCTGCTGTCAAGAGCTTGAAGACTACCACGCCGATCACTTCGTCCCGATAGCGAGGGATGGCACCGGAAGCCCGGACAACCTATGTATCTCCTGCCCCTCCTGTAACATCAGTCGTGGACCCAGGCTTTACACGGAGTGGTCGCCCCCCACGCGGGTGCGTGAGGGCATGTAACACAGCGGTAAATAGAACGAAAAAAGGGGCCAGGAAGCGCGCATGCGCCTCCTAGCCCTCGTTTGTTATGAACGCGCCCCCTAGCTTTCCAGGAGGGCAGTACGCTCCTTCCCCGACACCCTAAAGAGGCCATGCCAGGTGTCCCCAACTACGAAGTCTTCCCCGTCGGTTATTACCATCCAATTCTTGCCCCATGTCCTTATCTCCTGCACCTCACACCACTCTCCCTTGTGCCTTACGACGATGGGGGACTTCAACTTGCGTGCCTTCTTGACGGTTACCTCAACCATCCTCCCAGCCCCTATCCTCATCATGACACTGTGGTTCGCGAGGACAGATGTCGTCCAACCCATCATGGTAGCAGCGACCGTCATGGAGGCAATACTCATCACAGTCAACAGGCACGCCCCGGTGGACTGGTGGGGCAGGCCATGGATGCTCGGGCTCGATCTTGTTCTGGGTCCCTGGCAGCCGCTCCCCCCAGAGGCCCCATATGAACAGCACGGCGCTAACAACGATGATGATGAGAAGCACCTTCATCACGTCCACCCCTTCTCTTCGCATGACCAACAGAGATACTGTGTGGTCCAATCAAGGCCCGAGCCGATAAATCGGGTGAAGCAG